TATTCCGAAGAGTTACTACTACAACAAATGATAGAATGGATATGGAATACTTTTACGATAATGCAGCAGAAGTTCAGCGAGCAGAAAATGCTTACAGAGATCTTATGGAATCGCTTGATCCATCAGAGGACCCAGAAGAATTTTTAGATAGAATAAACTTTCCTTTAGAAAGTCTTGGTAATACTTTAAATGCTTATGCAACAAGAAGGTATGGCAACAATAGTTTATTAGCGGTCACAGAAAAAAGATTAAAAGAAGTAAGAGATCAACAGCAAGCTGCCCGAGAAGAGTATTATGAAAAGGATCGTAACAAATATCATGAAATTTATGATGAACTAGAAGAAGAAGAAATAGAAATTATGAAAGAATTCAATAAGGTCTATAGAGAGTCGGTTCAAAAAGGAAGATAAAAAAGCAGGACTAGTAAAACATACTAGGATGAGGGAGATATGAACAAAACATACTAGCCCCGCTAAGAAGGTTTTCAAACCTAAGATATCAAACTATTACTTGTCTCACAAGCATCGTTTAAATAATCATTAGATAGATGTGCGTACCTATTAACAATATTAAAATCAGACCACCCACCAAGATGTTGCAGGGTATGCAAGGAGGTGCCATTCTGCACATGGTGAGTAGCCCAAGTGTGTCTTATATCATGCCAACGAAAGCCCTCGAGCTTTGCTTTCTTTAAGGCAGTGTACCAGCCCGTATTTGACGCTCTACGCATTTTTCTACCACTATAGGTAAAAACATATGGACCTTGTCTTTCAATCGATTCTAGGAGCTCTCTGCACTTCTGATTAAGTGGTACACATAAACCCCTACCATTTTTAGTTTCTGTCCCGTCTATGGCGATCTGATCTTTCTTAATATCTTCCCACTTTAGATTAAAGCAGTTGGACATCCTCACCCCAGTAAGCAATGAGAACACAAAAGGTTTTTTTAAATGAAGTGGGAGAAATTTATGCAACCTCTTAATATCCTCTACTGTGAAATACTTAACTCTTTTAGAATCTTCTTTCACTCTTTTTACTACAGGCTTGGTGTCCAACCAACCTAGTTCTTCATAAGCAAATGTAAGTATTGCTCTGAAGTAATTTAAATAACGATTGACTGTACCGGGACTTTTCTTTATCCCCGATCTAGCCATTGCTATGTCTTCTCTGGTAATGTCCTGAACTAAACGACCTGAGAATAACGCATCAAAGTACCTCCTATAGGTGAAATCATTCTTCCCCATTTTGTGTATGCAATAATATTCTCTGATAGCGTTATCCCAAGTCTTCATAAAACATCTCCATTGTGGCTCGTACTGCCTCTCAGGTGAGCCAAACCTTCAATGTAGGGAAAATTACGAATAAAACCCTCGGGCATTAATCTTTACCTCTTTTCTTACATAATTGATAAGCCATTAAGACGGTTAGTGATGCCACAAAAGGGATCACAAAATACCAAGCTAGTTCACCTAACTGACTCAGAAAGTTAAGCCACCAATTATAAGTTTCCATATCCATAGTGCCGTTATAGACCATGCGTTCTAAATCTCCGTTCATTCTCCCTCCTGTTTTGGAATGTATTCTTCAAAAGTTTTAGAGTTTGATATCTGATCCCATTCAGCTCTAGATATCTTTGTGAATTGCTTTCTGCCTGTTGGTTTAACCCATACCCATTTATGACCTACGGATCTTACCTCCAGCATCATTCTGCCTGCCTTCCATTTGTACATGAAAGTGTTCGTAAAGAAATATTTTTTATTCATATTTTCCCTCATAGTTGTAAACATTATATACACACATTACAAGAAAGATCAAGTATTGTGACAAACATAATCTTTAAATATGTCTATTGGAATCAAGCAAGCCATCTTAACTTGGGTATCTCCGTCCCCTAAAATTTCTTGGCACTTAATATTATTTAATATTATGCATTCGATAATCTTATTGGGTTTAATCCACATTTGTTCTTCACCAGTGTCGATGATCCAGTAGTCTGCTTCTGTTGATAGTAAAGCCGATGGTACGCCATACATTAAGACTTCAATAATAATGTTGCCAGTCTCTTTGCTTTTGTAGTCTGCTTTGACTTCTATCTTAAGATCTTTCTCAGGAACAAAGATATCGTAAGGTTTAAACTTTCCCGGAATCAGGACTGCGGTTGGGTATTTTTTTCTAATATTAGAGAGAACTCTATTCTCTAACTGTTGACCAGTTAGTAAGTCTTTTTGGAATGCTCTACTCGAACTTTTGTTTGATCTCTGTGTAGTCATGTTCCGACATTACAGATTGAACAGAAATGTTATTTAGATCATGACCTGATGCAATTATCTTTTTCAAGATATCAATGCACTTATGATCTTGCCTGTACATCTCTGACTGAGATGTGGCTACCTTTAGGACTCTATTAAAAACATCTCCTATACTAAGATTGTCAATGGTTCTAAGTTTCTGTAACTCAGACCAGCGATCTTCTTGTGATTGGGTTTGTCTTATTTTGAATCCCTCTGCGGCGTTTTTAAGATTAATAACCTTTCTTTCTATTTCTGGCATTTGATGCCATGTTCTGACTTCTTCTTCTGTTCTACCACAAGTTTTACATCTGATATCACCTAGTGTTGTAGAGCAGACACCTCCATTGCAAGGGGAGCCCGAAAGCGATGCCTCGCCTTGTATAGATGAGAGCCTCTCAGAAGATGAGAGACTCTTGTCTAAATTTGCATTCATTTGCTTTGTTTAGAAGAATCGTCTCCTGTTATAATCTTTGGTTCCGATTCTACAGCATTTTCCTGCTCAAGTACAACATAGTCCTTTGGTAGTAAAGAGGTTAGCTCTCCTTGATCTACCTTTTGACCGAGCTGTATTAGCCTAGCAACTTCTGATATCAATGGTAAAACATTGTTACCAGCAAACTGCAACTGAGCTATTTTTTGTCTTGCGGCATCTGATAGGGCATCAAGCTTGTATTGTCTAGCCTCACCATCTACTACAAGATTTATGGTTTGATTTTCTTCAGCCATAATTCCTCCTTAAAAAGGGATATCTTCATCAACTTTAGGTTTTGGAGCACCGCCACCTGCAGTCTTAGGATTTACACTAAAAGTTAAAGCTGGAGAATTTTCTTTAGCACCCGGTTTTCTTTTCCAAGCGTTAAGCCAAAACTCTTTGCCTTCAACATTTATACTTCCAGTAAAGTCAGGATGCTTTTCAGTTTCCTTCCTTTCGTTTTTCCAAATAGAACCTCTATTTGTATTATCAAAATCAGCCATATTATTTACTCCTTATCAGCCCATTCTTGTAAAATCTTGTTAACCATATAGGCAACCTTACGATCAAAGAACCTATGTCCTTTTTTCCCACTTGCTTTCACAAGTTTGTCGTAAGTAGATTTTTCAATTCTTGAACTGATTGACTTTTTTTCAGTCGTTTTGCGTTCAAACATTATCATTACTCCTCCAGCAACTTGGTATAAATTCTTGTATCACCCTCTGAGCGATACCCTTCCATAACCTCGAAAGGTATGTTCTGGTCTTTAACCAGTCTGGCATAGTTAATACGACCCCTAGCTTGTGTCATATGACATTTCACTTTTGGGGTACTAAATGCTCCGCCGAATTTTTTTACTAAGACGGCAGACAGATCTTTCTTTCTAGTATCTAGATAGGCTGATCTATCTTTGAGCTCATTTAGTTCTTTTAATACAGAGGCTAGTTCAGTTGTGTAATCATCCTCACTAACACTCTTATAATTGATTCCCGGTTCTTCTTTATCTTCTGACCATCTGGCAATGTATGTTGGGTCCTTAGACTTCTCAGCATACCAATCCATAAACTCTCTGGCTTTAGGTATGTATGTCTTTGCCCAATCAGGATCACGCTCTACCCACTCTTGGAAGTGTGCATCCTCATACCATTGGAAGAAAAGCATTTCATCTATGTCCATACACTCCATACCTAATTGCATCTGATGCCAATAGTTTCTTTTTTGTTCTTTGACATTTTGCACTGGTTTGGTTTGTGGACATTTAATCTCAACAGCAGATATGTTTCCTTTTCTACCTTTGATAAGAACTCCATCAGGCGACATACCCAACCAATCGTGTTCTGGATGAACTACAAAAGATGGTTGCGTAATCTTGTAGCCCATATCTTTTAATTTTTCTAAAGCAATAGGCTCATGATTTTTACCATAAGTGATAGCATAAAGGGCTCTTTGATCAAACGGATCTTGAGTTAAGTTATGTGCCTCTCGATACATATCTCTGCCCAATGCTTCCCATTGATCACCTCTAGCCCAAGCACACTCTTTAACAGCACGTGGAATTCTAGTTCCGGTAATTCTGTTTTTTCGCTGGTCGTGCCAAGCCTGTGTTCCCTGTTTGATTTGACTCATGATGACACCAACTTAGCGAACTCTTTGCCCAGCTGAACTCTAGTATCTCTATCATTGGATAGGACAGCTATCTTTTCATATTTATTAAATATTTCTTTAGCCTCTTCTCCAGACTTGCCTGCGACTTCTTTTTTGAAATCATCAACAATGTCAAAAGATTCTTCTTCTTCAACTTGTGCTGATTCATCTACACCTTCAAGCTCAGGTTCTACTACGCCTTCAAATGGTACACAGAAAGTTTCAAGCAAAGCATTTCTATATGCAAACGATCTTGCCGACTCTAGGTCTTTACCTTGCTGTGATTTACTGTGACCAACATAGGACCTATCTACATAGGAACCATCTTCGGTAGAAATAAATCTGAGAGTACCGACAACTCTAGTCAATGTTGATCTACCATCATCTAGAAATTTTGTTGATACTTTTAAATCAGGTTGCACAACAGTAAGAACACTGTTGTCATGTAACGGTTTAGAGAAAGACTGAATGATTTGATCAATCCCTCTGTACTTATATTTCTGGAAAGAGTTAACCCCTTCCTTAGCTATTGGGTTCTTGATCATATAGTCTTGAACCCCTTTCAACGCCTTATATATTTTAGGTGCTGTCATATTAAAAACCTCCTACTGCGTATTGTAATCTTTTTATTATTTTAAAACAACTCTTTACAATAATTATTTTTTAGGTTTAAAATACGAAGTGATGAGGGAAATAAATGTCACTTGAATATATAACCAAGGTTTTAAAAGAACCGGTAACTCCAACACAAAAGTTAATTCTAATTGTATTAGCTAACTATTCTGATCAGCACGGTCAAAGTTATCCATCACATAATAGGTTGCGTGAGATAACTGGATTGGCAACTTCTACAATAAAAGACAACTTAATTAAAATGAGAGAGGTAGGTTTAGTAGAGTGGGTAAAGCGAAATAATACTAGCAATTTATACACTTTATTGACCCCGCCGCCAGACGGCTACCCCCAGCCGGGAGCCGGCTACAATACTAAAGCATATACTAAAAACCTTAGTATATTAGATTTAGACAGGATAAATGAAATCTTTAAAGAGGTTCTCGATAAAGATTTTTATGCCCACAGTGTCAACTCATTTATAGGTAGACCAAGATGGAAAGAATTGGGTCAGCTTGCAAGTAAAGGAATTGTCTCACCCAAAACGGGGAAGAAAATAGATCTTACCAGTGAAGACTTTTGGTATAAATATTTTGAGATCGCAAACTCGGATGGACATAAAAGGTGGATAAGATCTTTTTGGGACAAGAAGCCTACACTTAGAACCATGTTAAGCATCAATCAATTTGAAGCAATTATAGAGAGGAGATATGGATAAAGAAATTTATGAACTAGAAGCGAATCTAATTGGAGCTATGGCTTTAGATCGTAAAAGATTTAAGCAAGCTCAGGAAGATGGTTTATTACCAGAAGATTTTGAAAACACTGCTTATAGAAAAGCATATGAGATCATGCTTGATAAACAAGCATCGGACATAGTCACCATTAAAAACTTTATGGATGATGACTATATGTTTGAAGAGGTTAGAGAGGCTTGTGCTTACTGTATATCACCAGCTGGTTACAGTAATTGGATCAAGCAAATGCATTACAAGACTGCTAACAATAAACTTTTAAAGCTTGCTGATAAGATTCCTGAGATTGTTAAAGAAGATATTGAGATTGCTGAGAAAGTGGATCGTGTTAATCAACTACTCATTGAAAATAAAGTAACCAAAAATGTTGGAGCACCCATTGAAGTTAAGGATATTTTAGAAACAGTTCAAGAAGAATTACAAAATACAGACCTTATTTCTAAAAAGCTTGTCAAGACAGGATTCCATATGATAGATCGTAAGATCAAGGGTTTCAAAGATGGTGATCTAATTGTTGTTGCAGGCAGACCCGGGATGGGAAAAACAACTTGGGCATTGAACGTAGCAACAAATAACATTATGGAAGGCAAAACTGTTTTGGTCTTCAGTCTAGAGATGACTAACGAACAGCTGGTCAAAAAGATTATTGCATCTGAGTCTTCACTAAAAATGGATAAGCTGATGACTGGTGAGATGGATGAAGTTGACTGGATGAAGTTCAATAAGATTAAAGAAAAACTTTATCAAAAGAATCTTTATGTCTATGACAAATCACCTATCACTATAGAAACTCTTATCAATAAAACAAAAGCAATACAAGCTGTTCAAGACATTGATCTTATAGTAATAGACTATCTACAGTTGCTCATGACTAGCAATAAAGCACCAAGCAATTCTGATAGTAGAACAGCATCTATGACTTACATTTCAAATCTTCTGAAGGGGCTGGCTAAAGATGTCGGTTGTCCATTAATCTCGTTGTCTCAATTGAATCGGGGTGTGGAAGCGAGAACGGACAAACGCCCAGTCCTTTCAGATCTTAGAGATAGTGGCTCTATCGAACAAGACGCAGACATGGTTATAATGTTATATAGAGAAGAGTATTACGATTCTCTAGACACAGGTTTAGCAGACGTGATTATTAGAAAGAACAGAATGGGCGAGACAGGTGAGTTTCAGTTAAGCTTCAATGGTGCTTCATCGAAGTTTATGGACCCTGAGCACGTGGCATTCGGGAAAAAAGAAGAGGAGGACTATGGACCAATCTGAAAATTTCCATCAACAGCTTAGAGATATTATTCCAAAGATATCTGAAGCTAGGATAAGTGTATTGAAATCAGAAGCTAACCTTAAGAGGGTTTTCTGGATTGAATTATGTAAAGCTAAAGAGGACGGAGAGCGTAGCTATAACGCTCAGAAATCTAAGGCTGAAGCATCAGACGAGTACAGCGAAGCTACTATGCAAGTCGCTGTGGCAAAAGCCAGCCTCGATGCACTGCAAACTGAGAAGTCAGCAGTTGATATGCAGTTCGAGGAATGGAGAACGAAGATGGCTAATCTAAGACAGGAGAGGAGTAGATATGGAGCTTGAATTATTTAGTGAATTTTGCAATAGAATGCATCAAAACTATTTATATCAAACTGTAAGAGAAACAAATTACAAAGATCTTGGCTTACCTTATAATGAGTACCTAGATCAAAATTTAAATTTCTTATACGAGCAATATGAAAGGCAGAAATCCGAACAAGCTAGAGAAGCAATGGATGGATTCGATATGCCAGCTAGGGTGTATAGTTTGTAGATTGCATTTGGATTGTGAGACTCCAGCTGAGGTGCACCACATAGATGGTAAAACCAAACCTGAAGCTCACTTAAAAACTATCCCTCTTTGTTTCCATCATCACAGAGAGGGAGTTAACAACGATACTTATGTATCACGACATCCTTATAAAGCTGAGTTTGTCAAAAGATATGGAACGGAAGAGGAACTGCTACAACGTGTGAAGGAGGTTTTAAATGCAGTATAAATTTAAAGAAGAAAAATATTTGAAAGAAGTTAAGAAATATATTGATGGCACTTATGGTCAGCACTATGTAACTAAAAATAACTTTCAAGCATTGGATGGGATTATGGAGTCAGGACATGGTGAAGGATTTATCTTTGGCAACTTACAAAAACTGCCTGCTCGATACGGGAAGAAAGAAGGAAGAAACAGAAAAGATATTTTAAAAATTATTCACTACGGAATACTAGCGTTGTATCATCACGATCACTATGGCGAAGAAGAGTAACACACAAATAAATCACGAATCAGTTTGTGGCGTAAGAGGTAAGAAGACTTCTATAGGCAGAAGGAACTTAGCCACTTCATCTATGAACAAAAACTATAAACGTAATTTCAAAAAATATAGAGGACAAGGATAATGGGTAAAGGATCAAGACAACGCCCAAGAGAAATTAGCGAAGCTGAATGGTTTGCTAATTGGGAACGGGTGTATGGAAAAAAGGATGAGAAAAAAGACAAGAAAAAAACTTGATAGAAGTTCATTAATAGAAAGCATTACAGATACACTGCTGGGCTTGACCATCAATTTCCCTTTAAGTTGGCTGGTGGTGTATCTTGTTTTGCTATTCACAGAT